AGACCATTGGGATAAGCCCGGCATGCCAAAGACTGTTGTTGTATCGGAAATGAGCCGCGACAAGAACGGACGAGCCATTCTTCCAATGCCAGAAAAGTATGCTGATGCTGGAGCAGGGCGAGGAAGCGGCAGAAGCGCATGGACTGCTGTCACAACGGCAGATTCAAATGGCTGGCTGGACGAAAATGACGATGTGACGAAACTAACATCGGGTCTGGACATTCCGTACATTCCAGCAGAGAGCATTACAAGCCCAGAGGCTTGGACATTTGCCCTTGGGTTTGCAAACGGCACATTGGATTTGGCTCCAAGTGATGACAACCAAGGTAATGTCATTCAGGGGATGAGTAGAAGCAGCGACAAGGAAGACTTTATTACCTTGTCTGACAGGCTGACCGATGTCAACGCGCACTCCGCAGCGGCAACATTTGATTCCCTCATTGCCACTTGGGATGAATTTGGACCGGGGGCAAGCAAGAAGAACCTTAAGGTCAAGCGTTCCCTCAAGCACGGTGATCACGACCAGTCCGAGCATGGGAACTGGGCAACTGGCGGCGGCTCCGACAAGGAAGATAAGGGAGCGCGCGACACTAACCGAGTTGAAGCGAATCGCCGCTCTAGTGGCGCTTGGCAGGAAAAGTTTGGAAAAGTGGGCGAGTACCGCGCTACGGGCGAGACCATTGAGTTGGCAAAGACGCTAGTTTCTGAGGCTTCCGACTCTAGGTCAGCAAACGAACGGGTTGTCGCAGCCCTCCACATGGCTTCCCAGTGGAACTCCAAAGGACCTGTCACTATGCCAAATGGTCAAATTCCTTTGAGTGGCAGGTCGGTAGAAGAGGAACTTGCTCGCCGCGTTGAATTTAGTCCTTCAGAACCAGACAAGCAGTTTCACCTTAACCTCTTGGCAGACTTAAGGGGAGAAACGCCAGAAGAGATTCAGGCGGAGATTGACATGGACAAATTTAACGACTGGATGTCTGGCTACGAAGTTCCGGGTTACCCAAAGACCTTCCGCGCAAAGCAAACATAACTTCTGTTACACTCCTCTAGCCAGTTGCCTATGTGGGCGACTGGCGCTTAGACGGAGAGACCGAAGACGCGAACGCTGACGCTGACGCTCCATCGGACAACCTGACGAAAGCATCGTTTAGGCAATGAACCTTCGGGTTCACAACTGATAGGAGAATAATCGTGGCAGACAACGATTTCCTGTCGGAGAATGAGGTTGAGTCTCTCGTCGCTAAGGCTGTTACTAAGGCTGTAAAGAGCCTTAATACGGTTGACGAGGATGCCCGACCAACGGCTCCGACCAAGGCTGCGGGATTTAACCGTGGTACTTATGGTCTTCCAAACCTCGGCGTAGCAGTCAAGTCCGCGTTCCGTGGGCAGACTGTTAACGGCGGTGAGTTTGAGCGAGACTTCTCACAGGCAGCAGCCGAACTCTTCGGCTACAAGGGCGCGGCTGGCGATGACTCGCTGACTTCGCGTTCTATCGTTTGGGCTAAGACCCCAGAAGAGGCTCGCGCTGTTCTTCACGCCATGGGCGAGGGGAAGCACGCGGCACGAGTTGATTCAGCCATTAAGGCTGCATCTGAGGGTACGACCACCGCTGGTGGATACCTCGTTCCCCCTCTCTACGCGCAGGATGCGTTCCAGTACGCTTTGGTTCCGAACATTGTGTTCCGCAACCTTCCCGGACTGACAACGATGCCTGTACGGACGAACCTTGTTTACCTCCCGCGCGAAGACGCTCGTGCAGGTGCAGCAACCGCTGCCGAAGCAGGATCGCTCACCGCTCAGGATGTAACTTTCGCGCAGCAGTCAATCACCATCAAGAAGGCGTATGGCTATCGCGTATTCAGCAATGAATTGCTTGCCGACGCTGATCCTTCGTGGAACGAGTTCATTACGAAGACGCTTCTTCGCGATGTGGCTCTCTTTGCGGATCAGCAGCATCTTGAGGGTACGGGTTCAAGCAACGAGATCACTGGTCTCGCGTCAATCAGCGGCACGACTTCTGGTCCTTCAACGGGAACCAACGGTCGCGCACTGACCTTTGATGACCTGTACAACGCGGTCTATAACCTGCGGCTTGCAAATGTGGAGCCACAGAGCGGCACGGGCGCATGGATCATGCACCCACGCACTCTCAACTCGCTGATGCAGTTGAAGGACAACAGCAATCAGTACCTCCTCACGGCGGCTCAGGGCTACAACGCCCCGATGACGCTTGGCGGCGGGTTTGCTGCAAGCAACGGACCAAAGGCTTCGCTCCTTGGTATTCCGGTGTATGTGTCCACGCAAATCGCAATCAACCGCACGACGGGTTCAAGCACTGACACCACAAATGTCTACCTGCTTGACTCCAGCAAGGTGGTTCTTCTTGAGCGTCAGGGCATTGAACTCGCGTTCTCGGATCAGGTAGGTTTCGCGACCGACCAGTCCGCGTACCGGGCAATTGCTCGCCACGGCATCGCTGCCGTGCAGCCAACGGCTGTAGAGAAGATCACGGGTGTCCGCGCCTAATTAGGTTCGGTTCTACCGTGAGACAAGACCCTTGGGAGTTCGCTCCCAAGGGTCTTGCTCTATACTGACCCCATGCCAACTGCAATCGGTTCCTATGTCACCCTCGCCGTCGCTAAGGCGCGCCTTGGCATTCCCAGCGCAGATACCACTGACGACACGCTACTTACAAGCCTGTGCGATCAGGTCAATGCCTACATTGAGTCCTACACGGGTACGGTTCTGGCTCCCATTGCTGGCACGCTCACCAAATACTTTGACGGAGACGAGCGAGTAAACGACCGCGTGTTACTAATCCCAAAGGGAGTCCGCACAATTACCCTGCTGGAGAATTCTGCATACACGGGCGGTCCGTACCAGACTATCCCCTCCTCTGACTATTTCTTGCGCCCCTCCAACGCCGACCTCAACCCCGGCTTTCCTTACACCGAGTTGGTTATGACCAATGTGCCAAGTTCGGGCAACCCGCTCCCAACCTTTAACCCGGGTTTGGACAACATCCGCATCACCGGCACTTGGGGCTGGGCTGCAATCCCGGATGAAATTAAAGAGGTTGCAGAGGTGATGCTCGTGCGCGCGTGGGCGGGGCGACAGGCTGGGCAGACAGATCAAATCGGGGTCAGCGAAGGGGGAATGCCGATTATCAGTCGCACAGTCTCCCTTCGCGACCGCGAAACCCTAAATAGGTTTAGACTAAAGCGACCCGACAGGATCGGCTAAAGAAAGTAGGAGGAGTTGAAATGGCAACCAAGAAGCCAATGTCATGGAACCCAGACGAGGTAATTAAGCGACCAGTTGACCCAGAGATCGCCAAGGAGCGGGCGAAGATGGGAATGGGCGACGAGGAGCCTTCGCTTCCGCTTACCGAGGAGCAGAAGCGCGCACGCGCAGAACGCTTTGTCTGGAAGCCGGGAGACCTCCGCCGAGTCCGCTAATGCCCCGCCTCTTCGCGGTAGTGCGCGCGCGCAAGCACGCCGATCACAACCAAGAAGATCACGGCAATTGGGCGACGGGTAGGTTTGCACAAGGAACACCGCGAGGCTCAAACGGCTTCAATGTAATTTCCGCCATACGAAATCAGTTGCCAACAGATCAGTACAAAACAAAAGTGTACGCAGCGGCAAACAGATTGTTTCCTACAGAAAAAGCGGGAAATACTGCGCCAGTAGGTCCTCAGAGAAAGGACTTTGCCACTTACGAGGAGTACAAGAAGGCGTTCAAGGAGTATGACAAGGCGTTTGACAAATACGCCCAGACCGCAATGGAGTATTTGGCTTCAGACACGGGCAGAGAGTTGCTAGACGGCTCCCTAAAAGGCGTAAAAGCCTATGTTCAGACCGTTTGCACCTCCGACTGGTTTAGGGAAGCCTTTGGTGACGGCAGAGCAATGGGCGGCATCCCGCCAGTCAAAGTAACGACTGCTGGAGACGAATCTGGTTCATTTCGCATGAAATCTACGCCCGATGGCTTTATGGCGGAAACAAGTTTGCGATTTAACAACGCAGCGTTTACAAGAGAGCCAACACTACTTCACGAAATTGCCCACTTTGCAACTGCCATTAGCGCAACGGATAAATACGAGCCTCATGGGGTAGAGTTTGCAAAGAACCTTGTATTCATTGCTGAACAAGTTGCTGGTTCTGAGTTCGCAGAACTTATGCGTACTTCGCTCATAGAGGAGGGCGTTCCAATTGACAACTGACAATCAGGAAATGTTTGAGTGCGTCATCCCCCTGCCTGACGCGCTTATCCGAAAGCCGATGGGCGAGCCATCTAAGTCCGTAAAGCACGGCGACCACGACCAGTCCGACCATGGCAACTGGGCGGACGGTAGCGGGGATGGAAGCAAAGACAACCCTATCCGCACAAACAGCGTAGAGGACGCTGCGCGCGCGCTAGGGGAAGGCAAGCATGTGGAGTTGAGAACCCCAGATCAGGTGGCAACTTTGCTAGATCGCCTCAATGAGTTGGCAAAGGAGGCAGAGGCTGCTGGCTCAAAGGCAAAGAACATTGACCTCTGCCAGTTGACCGTTCCCGGAACAAACTTGTTCTGCGTTGAGTCCAAGGGCATCCCTAGAGTGGAGATGCCGCAGTTAAAAGGCATCCCAAACAGCGGTAGCCCCGCTTCCGACCTACCAGCAGACAAGCGCGGAGAGGTTGACATTACCGAGGCGTATCTGGAGCGGCTCCGATCATCTGGCGTTGCCCTTACCGAGGATGAGGCGCTTGCCAGCCACCTCAAGGCGACGCAGAATGAGTTGAACGGCGGCAAAGTTGCAGGAATTATGCAAGCCGCTCGCGCGGGAGANATTGACCTAAACCAGTCAATTGTTGTGTCTAAGGACGGGTACATCGTAGACGGGCATCACCGCTGGGCAGCAAAGGTTGCTCTTGAGCACGACGGCATTGACGACCCAGAGACCGACATGAAAATTCCTGTGGTCCGCGTAGACCAAGACATCCTTGAAATCCTTGAATCATCCAAGCAGTTCGCTGCCGACATGGGATTGCCACAAATGGCGGTTAAGTCTCTAAAGCATGGAGACCATGATCAGTCCGATCATGGCTCTTGGGCGCACGGCGGAGGGTTTGACAAGATCACGGCTGCCGAACGCAAGGACTTCAATAAGACAGTCGCCGCTGCCTTAAATGACCTGATTGAGAAGAACGACAAGGCGGAAGAGGGAAACAAGGTTGTAAATTGGGCAGTTGCCGACAGGCACGGGTGGTCCAACGAAGATGTTGCCGTTCTCCGTATGTACACAGGTCAGGGTGCAAACGACATCAACGAGTCGCTACGCGGAGACTATCCAAAGCAAGGCATTCACACTATTTACGAACAGGCGGCAATGACTGAGACGCTGGACCGCATGCTGGCATCAGGGGGAAAGTTGCCGCAAGACATGATGGTTTACCGAGGCATGTCGTTTGAGGACGAGAAGGCGGCAGGGGATGTCTTGGGTCAATGGAAGCCCGGTCAAGTGTGGACTGACCCGGGCTTTGGATCAACAAGCGTGCATAGAAACACCGCTCAGGCGTTTGCCAACGGGTTCTTGGCTGGCGGCGGAGAGACACAAGTCCTGTGGGAGATTAGCGCGCCAAAGGGGAACTCAGGTTTCCCAATGTGGAATTTGTTTACCCACCCAGCGGAACAGGAAGGTGAAATTCTCTTTCCGCGAGACGCTCATTATCGGATTGACTCTGTTGAGTCCAAATCTGGAAACCCAGACGGATTTGCCAAACAGATTGTAACAATCAAGGCAACCATGCTTGCGGATAACTCTGTTAAGTCCATGAAGCACGGTGACCATGACCAGTCCGATCATGGGAATTGGGCTACGGGGGGCGCTGATCATCAGTACACGGGTAAGCCGCGCTCTGCTGCCTCGCGCGCGCGTATGGGCGAGCATACGGACCGCTATGGAGACCCAGAGCGCAGGGAGTCAGGGCGGCGTTCAGGCAGCAGAAACCTTGGTCGCGAAGTGACATACATGGAAATTGTTGCGCTGGAGTCCTACAAAGGCGGAGGGTACGGGGAAATAAACCGTTTCTTGCGAGGAACACAAGAAGGAGACGATTGGACTAAAGACCGAATTGACGCGGTTAAGTCATTGGCGCTCCCGACTACTGAACCAATGACGGTAACGCGCATGATGCCTTTGTTTGCCGTTGAGGGGATTGCTGCTGGGCAGATTTACGAAGACAAAGGCTTTATGTCAACGGGAAAGGGGGATCGCCCTGCACAGTTCTTTCATGGATACCCAGTGCAAATGCAAATTGAAGTACCTGCTGGAACTCCCGTTGTTGACTTTGACAACTTTACGGGGCTAGATGGCTGGGGCAACATTGAGCGCGAAGTAACGCTAATGCCTAACTCTCAGTTAATCATTGACCGAGTTGAGCAAAGAAATTGGAACAGAGACTTTGGACCAACGGAGACAGACGGCTTAAAAATCTACGCACGACTTGTTCCTCCAACCAAATCCGTAAAACACGCCGATCATGACCAGTCTGATCATGGCAGTTGGGCAGACGGATCAGTTCCTATTGCAAAGACCCCCATTGAGCAAGTGGACTCGCTTCGGCAGTGGTCTTCTAACTCCTACAACATGGTCAATGGAGCCTTGCGTAACCCAGACACGCTTGGCGCTCAAGAGCGCGGCGGAGTTCGCGAGATGTACCAGAAGACGCAGGACGGGCTAGATCGTTTATTTGCTGGGGTTCCCAAGACTACCGAAGAGATGACGGTGTATCGCGGCGCAACTGGCGACTGGGTAAAGGATTTAGTTGACCGATACGAAGCCATGATTGAAAAAGGGCGTGTGGGGTACAGGGAGACTGGGGAAGTGCCGCAGTTTAGCCGACACCGCTTCACCGACCAAGGGTTTACCTCAACTACGCCAGACAGAGACATTGCGCTTCGTTTCTCTGGTACTGGCTTAAGCGGTGGTGGGTACTACACGGGGGAAGGCAGGGCAATCTTTGAGATCAACATTCCAGAGGGAAGCAGCGTTGTAAATGTTGAGGAGTTTGCCAACGAGTTTGGTGGGTTTGCCACATTTGCAGCAGAGGAGAAGGAGTACCTTCTCCCGCGCGGAAGCACCTTTGAAGTAGCCGATGTGACCCCAAGTGAGGAGCAGTTCGGCAGTCAAGGACCTTTGTACTACACCATTAGGCTAGACCTTGTTCCAGCGCCAACTAAATCCCTAAAGCACGCGGATCACGACCAGTCCGACCACGGGAGTTGGGCTGAGAATCGTGAGCAGATTGAAAAGGAAGATGCAGAGCGAGCAAAAAACGATCCGTGGAGGGATTCGCCAGTTTCCCGCAGCGACGCTTACGCCTCCATGGCTCATTACGCCGACTTTGGCTACATCCCAATTAACCGATTCTTAAGAGGCTCTGACGGAGACAGACCATTCTCTACCAAGGACAAGATTCTTCAAGATGTAAAGAACATAGATGCCATGTTCACTGTGGCTACGCCGTTAGAAGAAGACCTGAAAGTGTTTCGCGGCGTGTCTTATGAACAGGGGTCTGAGATGATTGCTGGGAGAATCTTTACTGACGCTGGGTACACCTCAACATCAAGAAACGCCATTACGCCGTTCGGCTTTATGGACGAAACAGCGGGTCGCCAGTACATGATGGAAATAACAGTGCCAGCGGGGTCAAAAGTCGCTCAGGTTGAGTTGTCTAATGAGGCAGAAACTCTTCTACCTAGGGGTTCGCAATTTATGATTACTGGACTTCGCAATGATGGGATAACAATTGTTGAAGCCACGCTAATTAACAGTCTTAAGTCTTACAAGCACGCCGACCATGATCAGTCCGATCACGGAAGTTGGGCGGATGGCGAGCCAGCAGAAGGCAAGTTTAACGAAGCCGA